ACGGCATTTACTGGTTAGCGATCCCCCACATCAACGACGGCGTGTGCCACAACGTGAAGTTCAGGAGCTTACCCCCAGCCGAGAAGTCTTTCAGGCGGGTGAAGGGAGCGGCCTCTGTTCTGTTCAACGCTGACTGCTTGGCGGACTTTGATACGGTGGTGGTCACCGAGTCGGAGACCGACGCGATAGCCCTCTGGCAGGCAGGTGTGCACAACGTCATAGGGCTCACAGGAGGAGCAGAAACATTCTTGCCCGAGTGGTACGACGTGTTGGCTGATAAGGAGGATATCACCATTTGCTTGGACGCTGATGCAGTAGGGCAGAACGGGGCCCGTGCACTAGCCCGTAGGATGGGCTTCGATAAGTGTTACAACGTCCTACTCCCAATGCACGACGCCAACGAGGTGCTGAAGGTGATGGGCGGGCCGGAGCTAGCCAGGGCGGTACAGCAACGCGAGCAGTTCGAGGTGCACGGGGTGGTTACGGCCGCGGATGCAATGCTCCAGTGCCGCACCAGGGCAGAGTTAGGTGACGAGGGCTTCACAACACCCTGGGAGTCCGTGAATCGTCTCCTCGGTCCAGGGTGGCAACCTGGTGACCTGGTGATTCTGAGTGCCAAGGTGAAGATAGGGAAGACCACGTGGGCACTTAACCAAGGGATACACCTGGCCAAGTTGGGGGAGCCGAGCTTGGTCTACTGCCTGGAGATGAGCGTAGACAGGTTGGCGGAGAAAGTTGCCGCGGTACTCAGGAAGAAGCCGGTGGACGAGCTTAACCACCTGGACTTCTCCCTGGCGCGGTATAAGCTACGCCGGCTGCCCCTCTACTTCGTCGAGCCCGACTGGGGCGGCTCCCTAAAGGTTGATGCTGTGTTCGATCGTATCAAGGAGAGCGTGAAGCGGTACGGTATCAAGTTCCTGATATTCGATCACCTCCACTTCTTGTGCAGGTCGTTGCAATACCTTACGGCCGAGGTAGGCCAAGTAACCAGGGCATTCAAGTTGTTGGCCCAGGAGATGAATATCGTGGTGTTACTGATCGCCCAGCCGAAGAAGATTCAAGGCGACCGGGTGATCAAGTACGACGACATTAAGGACAGTAGCTCCATCCCAGCCGACGCCGACCAGATTATCCTGCTGCATAGGCAGGCCCGCCCCGCGTCCCTTGCTGATGGTGGCGATGTATCCAACGAGGACGACAACGAAGTACTAGACCCCAAGACGTTAGTACGAATTGACGCCGCACGCTTCCGAGGTGGAGGTCAATCAGTGCTATGGTACGATGGGGCCGGTGCAACGTTTTACTCGATGGACGATCGCCCCGGGGCAAAGAAGGAACGCCCGCCCGCTGGATAGCACACCGAGGGATCGTATCGCATCCTCACAGCCCTGTATGTAAGTAGCATGACATTCCGACAGCATCCTCCGACCGTCCTCGCCATCGAGTAGCCTCAAATCAGCCTAACTAATTGAAAGTGCAGTGGAACTTTTTCACTGCATATGCAACGAACTTCTTGCATTCTGAGTAACCTTCCGTAAAATAGAATATGGATGCAATACATACCGACATCATGGCAAATAAGGCCCCTCAGCAAGCAAGTGAAACATTGCTTGGTGGTGTCGCGGGATTCAATGAAATCCCAAGAGAAGGCTCCCGGATACAAGCAATCTTCCGCAATGGCGCATTGTAGCTCCGGGTTGGAATCAAGCTTACTTAGCTCTGCTCGCTTTCGATAGCAAGCAGAGCTAGATCGATCATCAAGATCGATTGCTCGAGTGATTCGCGATTCCAAAAAGCTAGATCAAAGCGATTTAGCGCCGACGGCCAGCAGGTGAAATGATCTGCAAAGCGTAAGCTATGTCTCGCGCTTTTTCTTTGTCTGAATTCCAGACAAGCTCCCAGATTGAAACACCGGGAAGGAAGTTCACTGAATCGTGAGGAGGTGGTTCCCACGATTCAGTGAACGCACATATGTCACCACCTCATGGTTTGTTGGTGGGGCAGGCGAGGAGCTTTCGGGTTGTTCGCCTGTCCCTTGATGCCCTTTCGAGTAGAGGGCATCAAGGGGCAATGGAGCCCCCAACAACGTCAGAGGTGACAAATGAAGAACGACCCCTTCGATACGACAGGAAAGAAAGCTTGCTCGCACTGCAACGGTTACGGATCTTCGCTCAAGGAGCCTGGCAATCGCTGTTCGGTTTGCAATGGCACGGGCCTGGTTCCGGATTACGAGCACTGCAAGATCTGCAAGGGCGTGCTTGCTGCCGACCCCGAGAGCGGCGAATTGTACTGCACCGAGTGCGGGAGGGTGCAGTGATGGATAAGGATAAAGACAAGCTGGACTTTGCGGATTTCATCGGTATCTATATCTCGATCGTGATTCTCATCACGATCGCCGGTCTGCTACGCGGCTGTTGATTGTTGCTAGGGCTCACCCACTGGGTGGGTCCACTGGAGCAATCAAGCTCCCAACAACGAATGAGGTGACACATGACGACAAGAGTGAAGAAGCAACGCAAGCCCGCTCCCAAGCTGTCGGTGCAGGACAAGCTGACCAAGCTCCGCGAGGAGATGAACGAGGCGCTGGTGGAGAGGACGGACGAGGTAGACGGCCTCTTGGTGGCCCTGCTGGCCCGGGAGCATATGCTCCTGTTGGGCCCTCCAGGGACGGCTAAGACGCTGATGGTGGAGCTTGCCAGCAAGGCGATCGACGGGTCGTCGTATTTTTACTGGTTGATGTCGAGGTTCACGGTGCCCGAAGAGTTGTTCGGGTCGTTCAGCCTGAAGGCCCTCAAGCAGGACAAGCACGAGAGGGTCACCGGCGGCAAGCTCCCCGAAGCCTCGATCGCGTTCTTGGACGAGGTGTTCAAAGCTAACTCGGCAATCCTTAACAACCTGTTGACGCTGATCAACGAGCGAAAATTCCACAACGGCGGCCAGGCACTCGACGTCCCCCTGGAGACGATGGTTGGGGCGAGCAACGAGCTACCAGAATCAGGCGAGTTGGACGCCCTCTACGATCGCTTCCTGCTGCGCTACTGGACTTCGTACATATCAGACCGCGGGGCGTTCAAGGATATGTTGATGAACGGCGAGCCGATGATCTCCACAACGCTGACGATGGCGGAGCTACAGGCTGCGCAGGAAGAGGCCGACCAGGTGGTCATCACCGAGGACATCCTCGACCTTCTGGTTGAGGTAAAGCAGGCTATCGAGAAGGCGGGCTTTCTATGCAGTGACAGGCGATGGGTCAAGTGCTTGTGCCTGCTGCAGGCACACGCTTACCTGAACGGTCGGAGCGAGGTGACGGAAGAGGACCTGATGCTACTTCGTCACATCCTCTGGAAGGAGCCGAAGGACAGAGGGGAACTGGGACGGGTGATCGCGAAGGTAGCTAACCCGCTGGCGCACGAGTGCCAGGTTATCCTGGATGCGTGCAAGGAGACGTACAGGGAGATCCCCTTCAACGAGCAAGTGGAGGAAAGCAGGTCGGCAGAGGTCTTCACCCAGGTAGTGGAGGCCAACGGGCAGTTCAAGCAGGCGGTGGAGAAGTTGAAGAAGCTTGCTAACGGCAAGCGGAGCGGGGTGGTGGAGAGTGCGGTTGACGAGATCGAAACCATGATGACCGAGGCCGGCCGGTTTGCTGGCAAGGTCAGCGGGCTTTCTATCTAGGTACCAATGTTGCAACCTGGCCCTTCAGAAGAGGGGCCAGTGTGGAGCAGTGGTGCTCCAACCAACCCAACAGGAGGTGACACATGGCAACGAAAGCACAGTCAGAGATCAACCGTATCGCGAAGGCTATGGCCAGCACGGACGCGCCCCACATCGGCAGTATCTGTATGTGGACGCTTACGGGCTGCAGGATCAACCGAGACGACTTGATCAAGCTGTACAAGAAGCACGGCCTGGACGAGGCTTGGTTGCCCCCAGAGATTGAGGGCAGCGTGGCCTTCACTAAGGCTTTGCGATGGGCGCAGCGTGGCGATCGGCAGGGCTACATGATTCGGCCGATCGACGACACCAAAGAGGCAATCATCGTGGGCATTGTGAAGGAGGACGTGGACAAGCCGAAGGAAGACCTGGCCTACGGCGTCGAGGCGAAAGTGAAGTACAACAAGGAGCACGAGTCGGTGCAGGTAACTGATTCAAAGCACCCCCTGGCAGGTCGCATCAAGGCCTTGTTCACGGAGATGCAGGAGGCGTACATCGGCCGGGACTTCACGAGGATGCTCACCAGGAACATTGCCAAGCGGATGGGGTCTATCTGTTTGCGGCACACGGGTGGCGTCTACTTCGTTCCTGTACATCACACCGAGACACTGCTGAAACACAGGGCGGTGATGTCGGAAATCGGCGCCGAGTTCTCGGTGCTGCCGGTATATGGGAACGACCTCTCCAAGGAGGACCTGGGGAAGCAGGCGCGACGCGCGTTGGAAGAGGAGATCAAAGAGGTGGAGGCGGAGATCCAGAAGTTCAAGGAGACCGCCCCGCGCGGCGATACCCTCAAACGCCGGCTGGAGGAGTTCAAGGAGTTGAAGAAGCGGGCGCAAATGTACGCCCAACTTCTCCAGATCAAAGTGGTCGACATCAACCAGGGGCTGGGGGACTGCGAAAAGCAGATCAAGGCAATCCTGGGTGTAGTCGAGAAGGAGAAGGGTGAGAAGAAGGGCCGCCGGCGTAAGACGGAGAAGAAGGATACGGAAGCGGTGCCGAAGGTCAAGAACGTAGTGAAGTCCAGGAAGAAGGCTCCAGCGAAGAAGGCAACGAAGAAAACCCACGCCAAGAAAGCACCGGCAAAGAAGGCGCCGAAGAAGAAAGTCCCCGCCAAGAAGAAGGCGCCAGCCAAGGCCAAGGAAGAAGTGATCTCTGATACCGGCAAGGTGAAGATCGTGAAGGTGAAGAAGTAGCTTGAGTGTTGCTAGAGGGCACCATCTCTGGTGCCCTCACTGGAGCAATCAAGCTCCCAACAACCAGAGGTGACAATATGGGCAAATTATCTAGAGAGGACCTGGTGTACAAGGTATCTCGTTGGCAGCGGTACCTGTACGACAGTGAGCGGGATCATAACAAGGGCCTGCAAGCTGCGGAGAAGGATGGCAGGGGCCGGGCGAATCGGTACCCCGACTATCAGCGGGAGTTGTTCTCTAGGCTTTACAACCCGCGCACCAAGAAGTTGGACGAGCCCGCGGCCGACAGTGAGTGGGCCCAGAAGCTTCACGGGACGGCCGAGGGGGTGCCGGAGTTCAAGGTGCTGCAGGACAGGTGCAAGGGCGACGAGGTTTGGTCTGGGATGGCCACCACCACCCTGAGTAAGCAGGTGTCGGCCACGATGGAAAAGAGGCAGTCGAAGGAGGACATCCCCGACCTGGAGCGGCGAGTGCAAGGGCTCTCCGACCTGATGTCAAAAGGGGTGCAGGTGGGTAAGAGGCTGAAGGCTGCCCAGAAGCGGTTGGAGAAGGCGAAGGCTGAGGCACAGGAGATGGCCGAAGGTCTTGACCCGGTAGCTTTGAGGCAGGCCATCAGGAAGGGGTGCGAGCAGGCGCAGGAAGAGATCGGAGAGATGGATAAGGCAGTTGAGTCGTTCAGCTACGGTACGGAGCCTGGGGCGCCGGCGAGGCTGGGCAACGCAGAGGCAAAGCGGAAGCTTGCCAAGCGGATCAAGGCGAGCCCCAAGCTTTCCAAGATAGCGGAGCTTGCAGGGCGACTCAGGCGGGTGGCAGCGGAGAAGCAACGCAGCAAGGCGAGTGACAGCAGGAGCGAGGTCACTGATATTGAGCAGGGCAACGAGATCGATCGCCTGCTCCCCAGCGAGTTGATGGACTTGCTCAACGGGGGCGGGGGCGAGAGGGAGTTGATGTTCTATTCCCGCTTCTTGGATCGGCAGTGCTTGCAGTACAAGCTGTCGGGCAAGGAGAAAGAAGGTAGAGGGCCGATCGTCATCTGTATGGACGAGTCGGGCAGCATGGGTGGTGACCGAGAGGTGTGGGCCAAGGCGGTGGCGTTGGCCCTGCTCGAGGTCGCTAACAGGCAAAAGAGAACGTGGGCGTTTGTTCACTTCGACACCAGAGTGACCCGCACCGATGTGGTGCCCCATGGGAAGATCGACACCGCGGCCCTGATGGACTGTATGGAGCACTTCAGCGGGGGCGGTACAAGCTTTCAGGCACCGCTAGATCAGGCGGTAGAGATCATCAGAGGCGATAGTGAGATGAAGAAGGCAGACGTTCTCCTGGTTACCGATGGTTACTGCTCAACCAGCGACGACTGGGACAAGACGTTCGCCAGGAAGAAGGAGGAGTTGTCGTTCCAAGTGTTCAGCGTGATGGTGGCCATGGGTGGCGGCAGCTATGGGTCGGTGGAGAAGTGGAGCAACCAGATCTTCCCGATCAACGAGTTGCTGGAGGACAAGTTCCACGATGTGATGTTCAGTGTTTGATTGTTGCACCCCTGGCCACCACTAGCTGGTGGCCAGTATGGAGCAATCAAGCTCCCGCAAACAGGAGGTGACGATATGATGCACCCAACACACAAAGGGTACGTGGTCAACAATTACACTGCACTTGTCAACGAAAAGGGACAAGCGCAGGTAACGCTCCCGAAGGGAAGCCACTTCGATCTTGAGAAGGGGCAGATCTTCGGGCTCACTGGGGCAATGGCAATCTGGAACGGTGAGCCACCGCCTTGGTGCGCCTCAGTGGTCAGGGTCAAGGGCGCAACCGAGCCCTGGGCTGATCTGCCGAAGCGGGCCAAGACCGTCCTGTGGTGCAGGGAGGAGCTTCCTGATTCGCTTGCACGCGAGTTGGATTCCCTCTCAAGGTTCTTTGGGGATGCATGCTTTGACCTGGCGGACAAGTGGACCTACCCGGAGAAGTGGGCAGAGTTGAAAAAGGCTGGTGTGAGGGACATCAAGGGAGCCCTGGCCGATGAAATCTACAACGACGTGAATGCGGCGGAGGACCTCTTGGGGGACCAAATGCACAACGCCTTCTACTCTTCAGGGAACAAGGACAAGCTGAACCTCTTGTGGAACAAGGCAGCGAGGTATGTTGCCGACACGCTCCCGCATATCAAGGGCCTGTTTGCTCGCCTCGCTCAAGGGGAGGTGTGCAATGCCTAGCCGACGATATGTTCCACTGCACGAACACCTTGCGATTGAGTACGCCAAGAACGACCTCGGATATTCCAGCCCGGAGGTCTATGGGAACCAGCTTGACCCGCAGGTGAGGGAGATCTCGGCGGTGTGGTTGAGGGATCAAGACAATCCCGACTACGACATTGGGTTGATAGTTCACACCAAGGACGGAGTACTGGAGGAGTTTGACCCAGCTATCGACGGGAAGCCCGGTGAGTTACAATCAGGTAGTAACTGCGACTTATCGCGGATGCGGATGGAGGTATACTAATGGATCCGGATGCGAACCTGAAGGAGCAGTTACAACTTGCTGCCGCGCTTGAGGACGTGGACTACGATCAACTGGACGAGAACTCGAAGGAGGCGGCCATCTCAGATGCCTGCCGCTTGGCCGAGCTTGTCCTGGCCCTCGACGAGTGGATCTCAAAGGGTGGGTTCCTGCCCAAGCTTTGGAGTAGGTGAGTGTTGCTCGAGGTCGTTAGCTTATCGTACTCTGATAAGCTAACGGTCTCCCTGGAGCACTTACGCTCCCAACAACGAAAGAGGTGGCATATGGTAACGATCAGAGTGCAGGGCAACCTAAAGGAGTGCAACGGCGATCACATCCTGGAGTTCATCACGTTCCTGAACAACAGGCAGGTGGTTCTCTTGGTCAGCAAGCTGGATGAAGATGGGGTCACCCTGAACCTGTTCCGCGGTGTGCTAAGGCTGGCGTTCAACGTCGCGGCGTCAGAGCAGGACCTCCCGATCACCTCGGGTGAGGTAGAGGGCCTCTTGGGCGCCTGGGTTGACAAGGCAGCAACGGAGGGCCGGCCGTTGTGGAAGTATGAGGTGCTCTCATGAAGGGCGAAGTGATCTACAGGGCCCCTGAAGGCGGAGGGGTCTGCCCCTCCTGTGAGGCTGTGATGGAGGTGTACTTCACCTTCAAACCTGGTACCACGCACAAGTCGATCAAACAGTTTGAGATAGACAACACCATACACATGAAAGCGATCGGCGAGGTGGCGAGGTGCAGGAACTGCGGGTACTCCGAGAGGCGAGGGTAGCCAGCACTGCTTGATCTCCTGAGTGAGTAGGCTCGGGGGATCGCTGGAGTGCTGGGCCCGTCACCTCCCCGGCAGACTCCCAGCAACCCCAGGAAACGGTAATGGTGTACGCCCTGGGGTTGCTGTATTTTGCCTGTATATACAGAGGTGAAATCCTGCAAACCAAGCACACGACCTAAGTTATCGAAAAGTATAAACAAAAACTGCTGACAATCTATTATCTGGTATATAGCACATAGAACATTGATCTTAGATCTTTGATCTTTCCTTCTTTTTATTTGTAAAGAAGAAAAGAAAATATAAGGAAGAAAATATAAAGATACATAGCAATAGAATATATACGGTTACGTGTATATACACCAAACCCAGGAGGTGACGAATGAAAGTGAGCACAGCATACAACCACAGGGAGCGTGCACTGCAAAGCCTGGCGGAGATGTATCAGCACGCTAGGATGTTCGGCATGACCGCGCAGGCGATGAACGAGAGGCGGGTCGAGATCCTAAAATCGATCAACCACTGCCCAGGATGGGTGCTCTCGTACATCTCAGGATGGGAGAGGGCGATCTCGGCAGAGGTCTACCGTGAGCAGGTCTTCTTCTACACGATGCCCGATGGTTCCCTGGTGAGCAGTCACAGAGATCGTGACGACTACTACGAGAAGAAAGGCTGGGGCCCGAGGGAGGTCTACGAGCAGGCAATCGAGTGCGGGCACTACTGGATCATCAACGGCAAACCGAAGCCGTATTCGGTTAGCCCTAACGAGTACAAGAAGGAGGTGGCGAATGCTGGATAGGAAAGCGGGATGCAAGTCCCGATCATCGTGCGAGATGCGTGAGTGGCTAGACAGTCTCCGGGACGAGTTGGAGAGGTCGTCCGCTCTCGCTTCAGGTGTGCACAAGTTGGCAAGGCAGACGCTTGCCATCATGGACTTCATCCGCGGGGTGGAGCACAAGGAGGAACTCGGTGGGGCTCACCCCGACCTGCTTGACTTGAAGATGAAGTACGCACACAAGAACGAGCAGGGCCAGGTCGAAGGTGTGGAACTCGATCTCAGTGAGGCCGGGCTGTCCATGATGGTGGCCCTTGAGATCCTGATGCTGATGTTCGTCTTCCTCATGGACTCGCTGCAGGAGTGTGACGCCTAGGCTCAAGACCTCTACCGGGCGGTGGAGAAGTTCAAGGTGGTGAAGCAACACATGGCCTCACCAGAGGCGGACCCGGAAGACCGCCCTAACTGATCGCCCAGGTGGTGACATCGTGTGCACCAGATTGCCCCCGGCCTTCCTTC